GTTGACTGTAAAAAATCGGTAAAGCGTAAAGGCGCGAAGCATAGCGCAGCACTCGTCGTATTTCCCTGCATAAAGCTGGTCAAGTGCGCCTCTCATCGCTAGAATTGCGCACTTTTTGATCAGAGGCGCCACTAGCGCCCGTCTGTCGCCTTGCCGTCCTCGGCTGGAGGCGTCACAAATACCGAGGTTAGACATGTCCACCACTCCTGCGCCGGCCAATCCAAAGGTTGGCTTCGTATCCCTGGGTTGCCCCAGCGATTATTAAACTATACGACCATGGAGTGAGCATTTAGGGAGCTTCCCGAGCTGATAATGCTGAATAGTTTGCCTAAAACTGAAGGCCTGCGACTGACATGCGGGTCTTTCCAAGCCGCGAGAGCAAAATGGCCTAAACTCTAATATGGGCTCCGAGCCGAGTTTAAGGAGTCTATCCAGCGCTATATTCTAGGCGCTTCCCCCCTGACAACGATCATGGATGCTCCCGTCGAGGTATGCCGCCATGTTATCGACTCTAGAACTACGTCACCTCGTAGAGCAAAGCTTCCTGCCGATGCGCTGCGAATGCACGCTCGATTCACCAGCGGCTTTGACCGTTCGTTTTTTTCAAGGCGCCTCGAATCAAGAAATTCTCGTTGTCACCGGAATATCGATTGCACAACTCAATTGCGGCCACGCGATCGCAAACCTAGTCACGGATCTTCGATCCGACCTCGAGCGTGTTAGTTCTATTCCGAGTTCCCCGGTTACTCACTCCGTTCACGGGTAGGGCGCAACCACGATTCCGACCGAGCGGCCGAATCCGTACCCTGTTGCCGCTGCGCTCCTGAAAAAAGCGCTTACACTCGATAAACAGATCCACGGGCAATCCGAACAAGGAACACCTAGCGTGAACGCAGAAGGGAAGGAGGCGCGACCTGCGCTTGGTCGCGTAATCGTTATCGAGGACGAACCGGTTGTACGTATGCTTCTGGAAGAGTTTCTGGCTGAGCTTGGATATACATCAGCGGGTTTCGATAACGCCATTCAGGCGATGAGCTACCTCGTAAAAATAGAAGGTGATTGCGCCTTCATTATTGCGGATCACGGTTTGCCTGGAGGGATGCAAGGCACCGAATTTATACGCATGGCGAACGAAAGGTGGCCTTCCATTCCGTCGATTCTTTCCTCTGGTTACTTTGTAGACGAGCAGTTGATCCCGCCATCGGCGATTTATCTCCATAAGCCTTACACGCTGGATCAGTTAGAGGTCATCATTGCTATTGCGCTCCATCCCCGCCTTCCTGACAGCAAATGAAATGTCGTAAATGGCTTGAAAGTCCCGGTGTAGAAGCCTTTCAACATCTTCGGCGACTTTCAGCCCGCTCTGTCATACCCTTCTAGTTCGAGTCGTTCGAAATTCGAAAACTTATCAAAGGACCAGTTTTCAGATGCGCGTCCCTTTTAAACCGGGGCCTCCAGCGCTCCCCCCTTCGTGGCCGCCTGTAGCAACGTTTTGCAACCGCGCTGCATTTCCTTACAAAGCGTTGCACTCTGTGAAATCACTGATCGCCTGCAGAGCCCCATGGCCCGCTTGGGCTGCAGCATCATTTGCACTACATCCCGATTTGCACAAAAAAAGGACGTAAGGCCCGTCGGCGGGAGGGGGATAAGTGCTTTTTCAGATGTTTTTTTCTTCGTTCGCCAATTTTCGACAGAGCAAGAAACTAGCCCGCTCTGACTGGTCCTTCCTAGGACCGCTGGAACGTGGCAATCACCCATGCCTATACTGTTTATACATACAGCAATCTGTCGATAGGGTGAGGATAGAGCGATGAATGCGGAAGGCATTGAAACGTCGGGGAATAAGACCAGAGCAATCGCACAGTGGGAAACCATGCTGCGGGACGAGGTCGCTTTGCTAGATCACCCCGGGACTCACCATAAAGCGCTACTGAATCAGGCTCACGCGCTGCACCGGGCCCAGGTCATTGATCGGGATGATCTCAGTGATCTGTTGGAACAAGCCGACGGTGCTCTGGCTTATGCAGTGGAAGCACTGCTTGATCGTCATATTGGCGAGTAGGTGGAGTTAGCACATGCATATGCTTGTTACCCCTATGCGGCTTCGTGGCATCGCCCTTGATGCAAAGGCTCGTCGTCGCTATCCAGCGATTCGAGGCAACGTCATGGTGAGTTCAACGGTCAGTAACGATCTGGGTCGAGCAACGAATGTCGCTCGTGTTGAAGTGGGGCTACCCAAGGACCCAGACCCTTTGCCGCCGCTACTGGACGCAGCGCTGGCAGGTATGGCCGTTACCGGTTTTGTACTGAGCGGCATCGAATACATCGACGGTTGCGCCTACGCGCAATCGTGGTGGTGCCGTGAGGAGTAGTGCTGAAGCAGCAAAGCTGGTCAAAAAATGAAGGGTAAATCAGCTAAGGACCCTCCGAACAAGTATGGGGGACCAGTCAGTGAGGGGCTCTTCGGTGAGCCACAAACCACGAATGTGAAGGAAAAGCTTGGATCAGAGGTTGCATCCACCGAGAATGTGGGCTCTCAGCAAGGAGCAATGGAATGAAGCTTCGCATCCCTACAACTCTAGCCTTTCTGGCTTTCATCACCACTGCCAGCGCTGCGACCTCACCGCCTCCAGCCCTGATACTTTGTACCCCCGATGAACACCACCGCGCCGGCATCGAGAAGTCCGACCTTCCAGGGTCTGCTGCTCATTTGTTCGAATACGGCGGAAAGGTCACGATCACCAAGAGTGGCGACCAAACACACTATTCATACGGGGAGGGGCAGGATTTCTACAATCTCAGAGTGAAGACTGCTTACTCAAAAGACTTCGTTGACAGTCAGCACGACATTTTCCTGTACTCAGCTCCTGGCTGGGCGGAAAGCAGCGGCTTCTTGAGCCTGCGTGCTGAATTGGGAAGCGGATATTTCCACATCGATTGGACTAAGCAGCGCTATTACGGCTATACCCACGAGTTCGGGGCCATTCATTCTTACGCCGGATCATGCACAGTGCTCAAGAAATGAAGCCCCAATTGCGATATCTCAAGCAAGTTAAGGATTCTCTGAACAAGTCCGCAGATGTGGTGAAATACGCCTGACCACTTGATCCTCAAACACGGTTAGAAACCTACATGCGTGGGCTTTCTTACAATTGGACATTGATCTTACGCCGAGCTTGCCTTTTCAGTATCAAAGCTGTTTTGCGCATCAATCTCAGCTATTCGATAGTACATGTATTTCACTATTACATCTCGCGTATACTTCATCATAACCAAATGATGTTCCCACGTCATATGCGCGATTTCGGACCAGTTTCCATGACGAATAGGGTCGGCGTATGTTTTGACTATATCTTTAACCTCTTGCTCAGTCGTCCCCAGAGCTTCATGCAACCGCTTCCAGTTACTATCATTTTTTCCCTTGCCGATAGCTTTTGAAAGACTTTCAAGAGCTCGATAGCATAAATATGGCGACCCCATTGTATCGATTAGCGCTCGGGTATAATCCAAAAGAGCAAATCGGAAAATAGGATCTCTGAAAGACAGCTTGGTTGCGAGTGCATAAAAATCAGATCCCTCCTCAAGGGCATACCTATCATCGGAAGCCCCTATCACTTGAACCGCTCCATCAAAATCAAGCAGCAGCTGCGTAATTTCGACCGTAAAACCTCCGCCAAATTGAAGACCTATAGCACTGACGAAAGCTTGGCCAAAATGTTCGGAAGCTACTTTAGCTATTGCAGAGTCGGTGATTCTTGGATCATCTATGTGGATAGCAATTTGTCCAGACCAACAAAATAGCTTGATCGTCGCTGTTTCATTACTTTGGGTGAACTGAGGAAAAAATACAGATGCGCGCTCAGGGTGAACTCGACCAACGGCAATAAATTTCATAACTGCTCTCAAGTGGAATATGGGCACAACTCATAATAGCGTGATCGACTTGAGTTTCGCGGCCAAAACTACGACGCTCGAAGCATTTGCAGTAAACGCTGTCGCGTCCGTGGAACTGGGTGCAGGGCCCGGCACATGTGTATGCGCAGCCAGTTGCGTGTTCATCTGCTGCAGCAGGTCGAGTATGTCGCACACCACTTGAAACAGATTCACCGTTCCTGACCCGATCCAGTTCTTCGGCGCCTGCAGTTGCTGGCTGATCCCAGTCACGCTTTTGCGCAAGCCCTGGATTTTCTCCTGCATGTCGCCCCCCACCGTGGCGTTGTGCTTCTGCCCCACTACCAGGTTCAGATCACGGCCGGTGGCCTGGTGCAGATCGTCCACCGCCGCCAGGCTCGCGGATCCGCCCGACAGCAGTTTCAGAGCCCCCAGCGCCTCGATCTTCTTTATGCCACCCACTGACTCGGTCGAATGGTCGTCCACCGTCCTGGTGTGATTCTGGAAGCTCTCGGTGTTGTCCAGGGCTTCGACTTCGCGCTCGATCGCCTTGTCCTGGATCTTGCCGTCCGTCTGGCGCAGCCAGTTGCCGTCGGCGTCGACGCGTTGCTGACAGGCCTCACTGTGCTGCCACACCTGGTCGCCCTTCGGCACCCGGGGCAGACTCAGGCCGTGCGGCAGGATCTGCGTGATGAAGGGTTTATTCGGCAGGCCATAGGCGAAGCTGACTACCACCGTGGTGCCCTCCTCCGGAAAGCCGAACATGCCGGCCTCTTGCCCGCCCATCGGCGCCGGCAATGGCAGGCTGGTCAGGATCGGCAGATCCGGATCCGACTCGCCATCGGGCAGCAGCACTTCGACGTCGACGCCAAAGCGCGGCCGGAAGTCGTCACATAGACCTGGTGCTGCAGGCGCATCAGGAACGGCCACCACGCGGCCAAAGCGTGGCAGGTGGTACCCACCGCTGAGTTCGGGGAATTGGCGCGCTACGCTGCGCCGGATTGCGTCGTCCATTTGATCGCCATTTGATTGCCGGCAAGGGTCACGCTGGTGATCCGCTCGCCCTGGTTGATGGTTGCACCTGGTCGAAGCCCTGGAAGGGGCGCGATCATGGCGCTCTGATTGCCCTGGTAGCCGTCGAACAGTTCAACGGGCAGCTGCAGCGCGGAGCGGGTACCGTAAAAGCTGTCGGCCCAACTGCCCACGAACACCTCGCCGTCGCCCTGCTGCTGCCAGATAAAGTCGGGGATGCTGAACACACTGGCCAGACTGTCCATGGCCAGATAGCCCGCCGCCAAGCTATAGAAAAACGGTGCCTTGACCTTGGCATAGGCCCTGTCCGGGATCCGGAATCTTAGCCCGGTCTTGTCGCTGATCTCGGCCAGCACGGCTTGCAGGTCGACGTGCCGCAGGTTCAGGGGCAAGGGGTTGGCCAAGATCGTGGCCAGTTCGCGACAGGCCACCAATTGCTGGGTGCTGTTGGCAGCAGTCGAGCGCTCGACGTAGCCAAGGAAGTGGCGCTGCAGCGTGCGCTCGTTGTAGCCGATATCCAGCGTCACCAACCCTTTCAGCGACTCTCCAGCCTGCACAGTGAACGTCGCTCGGCCTGGGCTTTTGATGTCCAGACGCACTTCGTCCTTGATCAGCGGGTAGACCTGGCCGGCGATCGTCAAAACCTTATGCAGCTTCATGCTTTCGGCGCCAGGTAGTCGTCCAGCTTCTTGAGGGTCTTTTCAAAGCCGCTCAATTCCTGGCCATTGCCGGATTCGCCGCTGGCAGCCGATCCACCCACCGCCTGGCCGGGCGCCGACTGCGAGCTGACGCCATTCGTTGCCCGCCGCTGCTCGACCTTCTCGGGGTTTGAGGCCTTTTCCGACAGTGTGAACTGGACCAGCCAAGCGGCCAGGGTGTCGTCCTCCCGGGCGCTGACACCGTCCGAAAACTGCACCTCGCGGATGCCGAACGCAGCGGCGGTGTCGTTGACGATTCGATACATTTTGAGCTGGCCACCGCTGGCCGTGGCTTCCGCCAGGCGCATGATCGTTCGCAGCTGCGTCCCGTCGACAAATGGGATCATCAGCGACACGGCCAAGGTTTTGGGTTTGAAGCCCTTATGGGCGGTCTGGGTGTTGCTGGTCTGCCCCGACAGGTCATCGCTCTCAATCCGCAGATTGGCGGTGATCTTCATCTTCTTGCCCAGGACTTGTTCGCCATCGAGTAAAAGCGTCATAGGCCGACCAGTTCCCGGACAAAGCTCAACCCTTCCAGCGATCCGACCAACAGCACGCCGGCCGACAGCACCCATTCGTGACCTGGTGCTTCACCCTCGAGCAGCGATCGACGCAGTTCGTTCACATCACCAGGGCCGATCAGCCGCGCGCGCATGCTGGTGTCGGCGGAACCGCCGGCCAGCAACGCCTTGAGGTCATTCAACTGCTGATCACGGCCCTCCTGCTGCGCCGCCTTACGCGTGGCCAGCGCGGCCAGGTCGCCCATCGGTGAGCTGTCGGCCGCATAGCTCTCCAGCACCGCCAGTTGGCCAGCCATGGACTGCTTGGCCGCCTTGACCAGGGTGCAGCGCTCGAGCGGCAGCGACTGCCAACGCGGCAACGGTCCCGAACTGGGGATCACCCACTTTTCCGTTTCCAGCGTCGACAGGTGCCCGGCACGACGCTCGG